ATGCAGGACACTTCTTCTCTTGAATATTCCTTGACTGCGACGGTCTGTCTTGAATCGCAGCAGGTCTTGAAACTTCGGCAGCTTGTGAGCACGGACGATTTTTCCATTCCGGCCTGCGCTACAGTTTTTGGCGCTGCGGACAGCGCTGTATCACGGGGCAAAGCGTTTGATGCGAACATCGCCGCTGACGGTCTTCGCGGGCTTGTGGATGCCCCTCGTAAGTTCCTCGCCGAGTGCATCGACGTGACGCCTTCCGTGGCACACGCGGAGGAATATGCCCGCCTGTTACATACCAGAGCCGCGGAGAAGCGGCTAAGAGATGGTGTGCTTGCGGCACTCGATGAAGGGAATCCGGCAACAGCGATTGCCGAACTCTGCAAGGCGTTTCTCCTTGACAATGCAGGCGGACGACTGAAAAGCGTCTCGCAGGCCCTTACAGAGACCTTGCAGAGCCTTTCAGTGCAGGAGCAGGCCCGTATCGATACGGGATTCCCAAAATTGGATAGCATTTTGAAGGGGTTCGAGGGGGGACAGCTCATCATCGTCGGTGCTCGCCCAGGGGTCGGCAAGTCTGCTTTTCTGCTCGACCTTGCAGAAAGTGCAGCTCGAGCCGGAAACGAGACGCTTTTCGTCTCGCTGGAAATGAATGCTTCCGAGTTGACCGAGCGCTTGCTTGTGCGCCGCAGTATGGCGACGATGGATGAACTGATTGACCGCGATTTGACTGATGAGCTATGGGACGATATCGCGGCGGCGTCTAACCGCCTTGAACGTCTTCCTCTTCATTTTTGGGACAGGCCCGCGGCAACAGTGAGTAAAGTTCGAGGTGCAGCGGCGACCATTCAAAACCTGCGATTGATCGTCATCGACTATCTCGGCCTGATGCAGGCCGAGCGCCGTGCGGACAGCCGAAATCTTGAGCTCGGACAGATCAGCCGCGACTTAAAAAACCTTGCTTCCGAGCTGCAAATCCCCATCGTTGCGGCGGCACAACTTAACCGTGGTGTCAACGATACCGAGCGCCCGACCCTGCTTTCTTTGCGCGATAGCGGAGAGTTGGAGCAGAACGGCTCAAAAGTATTGTTCCTCTGGAAGATCGATGAGTTCGGGACAGTTGGGGTGTCCGTTGCGAAAAACCGCCGCGGTCGTCAAGGCGTTGTGCAGATGAACTTTGACGGCGCACATCAAAAATTCACCGAGCTTTCGGAGCCGTACCGCGAGCCAGAGAAAAAACGCCGGGGCGGATTTTTGGAGGGTGGCACATGAATATCTGAGGAGAGAAGAAAGAAAAGATGGTCAAAATTCAAATTTTATGGCGGAGGATTTATGACTATCTTGGAAGCGTACAGCATTCTAAAATCAACCAAACCCGCGCGCTGTGAGCGTGAGCGCTATCGCCAGCGTGACGAAATACAGCACCGTGTAATTCCGCTTTTGCCTGCTGATGATCGAGATAAGTTTGAGCGGGCAATGAACCGTCATTTTCGATTATAAAAAAAGCTCTCCCCAAATAGGGAGAGCGGCTCTTGCGGTGAATCCGATTTGTCGATTCTGATTTTACCACAGGAGGAGCGGATATGCAAGCAAAACCACTTGCCACAAATCTTGGCGAACAGGCAAACAAAATTGCAGTGTCAGTGCAGTCCGGTGACGGTGATGTATTGGCCTTGTGGGGGATGTGCCGCCGATATGCTATGCAGCAGGCTACACGGTGGCTCAGAGCGTTTGAGAGCAGCGGCGGTGTCGAATTAGACGACCTTGAACAAAGTGCGTTTATCGGGCTTCTAAAAGCCGTGCAGACATGGAAGCCGGAAAGCGGTGCATTCTCCACTTGGTACACCATCCAGCTAAAGGCGGTATTTGTAGAGGTTTACGGGATGAGGACGAAACGAACGCGCGAAGACCCGCTCAATAAATATCATTTATCGCTCGATACGCCACTGGATGAGAACGAAGACGGCAGCTTTACTATCGCCGATATTTTACCGGATGAAAGAGCAGAGGCAGAATTTGAGGACATCGAACAACGAGACTTTCAACAGGCTGTGCAAGCGGCACTTGCACAACTGCCAAATGCACAGCGCGAGGCCATCATCGGTGAATTCTGGTTCGGGCGAAAGCCTGATGCAAAGGCGCGGCGGGAAGCAATACGAGCCCTGCGGCACCCGCGTATCCGCAAACCGCTGATGGAGTATTACTAATAAAAAACACTGAAACGTCAGATAAAGCAGAGCCGGAAAGGGGGCTTTTCAAACTTTGTCAAAGAAAATTCGAGATGAGACCATTATTGACGCGCTTTTGATCTCCGCGACAGTGCGGAGCGCGGCGGCAAAGCTCGAGATCAACGAGCAGACGATCTATCGCCGAAAACGAGACCCTGAGTTTATGCAGAAGTATAACGAGGCACGGCGCGAGCGAACCGAAGCGGCGCGTAACGTATTGCAGGAGCGGGCACATGCTGCTGCGGATACGCTGGCAACGATCATGCAGGATGCAGACGCGCCCGCACAGACCCGCGTAAGCGCCGCAGCAGAGATTTTACGACAGAACGTGAAATATACGGAGATCACAGACATCATGCAGCAGCTTGACGAGCTTGAAGCATGGCGAAGGGAGCAGGAAAACCGATGAGGAAGAATTATGACATTCGCCTTGCGGCGCTGCGGGAATATCTCAAATCGCTGTCAGCCGATGAAACTACTTTTATTGTCGAGGGCGGCGCAGAGTATCACACAAAAGAAGATCCTTTTAACTACCTGATGCAGCACGGCGCAGTTACTCACGACGGGCGGCGCATTGTCCTTTATCCGCACCCAGTAGAGGGCATAGACGGGCTTAGCTTGAGCCTTTACCAGCTTATTGACGAAGCCATTGAGCGCGGCAAGCTGGAATTGCCGGAATTGGAGAGTGACGAACTATGAACAGCAGTATTAAAGCCCGCCTTGCCTCTTTACAGGCGATTGCAGCGCAGAAGCAAGAGGGCGTAGCTATTATGACCCTGCTTGAAAATGGCGCGTGGGCGGCTTGCAGAGCGCCGCAAAGCCCCGCAAAGGTATTTCAGACGCAGGAGGCAGCACGAGATTATTTATCAGACTGCGAAAGCGTTATCATCATCGACCTTTAAGAAAATCAGCGCAACAGCGCATAAAACAGAAAGGAATTTTGATATGAATTTTGAAGCCAACATTGAAACCGCTGATAGCGTAAAGGAAAAGGTCAAGGCCGCTTTCGGCTTTGATCTGAGAAGTGCCCTTGACCTTGTGAAACGCAGCGACTATGACACGGACGAGCAGTATTTGGACGCTTGCGCCCGCGCCGAGTTGGAACGCAGCAGCCCCGAATACAGAGCAGCCAGAAGCCGCCTTAAAGCTGAATACCATGCACGGCAAGAGGAACAGGAGCGCAAGGCACAGAGCGAAAACTATAAAGCAATCCGCAGCAGCGTGAGCCTTGACAGCGTAGACAAGCACAATATCGATGAAGAAGCCGCCGCACTTGCCCGCCGCGATCTTTCCGCAAATCGTATTGCCGCGTCCGATCTGGGCGCGACCATTGAGAAGTACGCGGCAGAGCTGACGGAAAAAGCAAAGGACAGTAAGGCCAGCAGCGCTCTTTTCAATGCTATGCTGCGCGGTCAACTGTAAGGAAAGGAGAACACACCATGAGCCAGTTTAACATTTACGCCCGAAAGCTCGATACAGCTTTCAAAGAAGCCCGCAGCGAATACAACACCGCTTTCCGCGCACTCCAAGAGGCGCAGCAGGCCAGCCGTGACGCTAACGCATGGAAGCCCGGAGACAGCGCCGAGGAAAAGCAGGTTAGAACAACCCGCGCAGCGCTAAAGCTGCATGACGCAGAAGCCACTTTTAACGAGGTGAGCGCCCGCGTTTGGGACAACTTCAAGGCCACGCGCCGCACGATCCGCGCAGAGCTGGAACAGGCAGTACGCGCCGCCAATATTGCAAACCCTGACGCAATCGACAACAACGCCCTTGAGCTGATGAAAACCGGCGTTCTTTCCCCGGCTGATTACTCCGCGTTCATGGAGCGTTTCGACAGCAACCCCACCATGCTAAAGTTAGTGGGTCACTACGCAGCCGAAGCCGCAAAAGCAGCGGACGACCGCAAGCAGGCCGCAGCCCTTAACGCTATCGCTCTTGACTGCCAGAGCGGGGAGGGCGCAGTCATGCGGGCATGGGATAGCATTTCGGCAATTTCTGACAGTTGCGGCGACGGGGACGGCTACCGGCGCAAATCGCCCGGTGTAATTGTCAGCATGAGCGAAAAATGGGACGATCTCGCGGGCGAGGCCGTGGAGAACTTCTGATTTTCGATAAGCGGCAGAGATCAACATTCTGAATACGAAGCTTCCTGAAAACAAATTTAAGGAGAGATAAATATGGAACTTAGTTTTGCGAACGGTGTGCAGGAATACACCGTGCACGGCGTTAAGGGCGATGTGATCATTCGATTCAACCCGACTGACGGCGCATTTATCCAGCGTCTTTACAACGCGTTTGACACACTGGACAAGAAGCAGGAGAAATACGCAGATGAGGTGCAGAAGTGCGGCGACCGCGTTGAGATTTTCAACATTGCCGACCGCCGCGACAAGGAGATGCGCGAGATTATCGACGGCCTTTTTGAAGAGCCGGTGTGTGACAGCATCTTTGGCAGCATGAACCTCTACGCGATGGCGGACGGCCTGCATGTGTGGACAAATTTCCTGCTTGCGCTGATGGATGAGACGGACAGCGCCTTTGCTCGTGAGCAGAAAGCCACGAATCCGCGCATTCAGAAGTACACGGCAAAGTATCGCCGATGAATTGGGGCTTGCCTGCCTCCGTCGAGATCGGCGGAGTGAGTTATGAGATACGCACAGATTTTCGCGTAATTCTCGATATCTTCGTAATGCTGAGTGATCCTGATTTGAGCGGCACTGACCGCGCAGAGGGCATCTTGCAGATGTTCTATGTCTCGCCTGAGGATATCCCGCCGCAGCATTTGCAGGAAGCTGTAGACCGTTTTACATGGTTCCAGAACGGCGGCAAAGAGCAGGATAAGAAGAAATCGCCGAAGTTGGTCGATTGGGAGCAGGATTATCCTTTGATTCTCCCTCCCATCAACCGAGTATTCGGACAAGATATCCGCGGAATCCCTTATGATGCGGAGACCAACACCGGGGGCGTCCATTGGTGGACGTTCCTCGGTGCGTATAACGATCTCGGGGACTGCACCTTTGCTCAGGTCGTGCGCATCAGAGACAAAAAAGCACGAGGAAAGACGCTCGAAAAGGACGAACGCGAATGGTATCGCCGCAACAGCGACCTCGTGAACATAAAAAATAAGCTCAGCCAGGAAGAAGAGACCACCATTTCGACTTGGTTGAAATTGGGGAAGGAGTGATTAAATGGCAAATGCTGACGGCAGCGTGATCTTCTCGTGCGACTTGGATTCGACCAAAGCACAGAAGAAACTGAGCAAGCTGCGTGACGAGATATCCGAACTGAACAGCAAGCTTGAAAAGGAAACGGGCAATAAGCTGAACCTTGAAAAGCAGCTCGACGCCGCATCTCAGGCAGCGAAAGCTACTGAGGAACGCGTGAAGATGCTGCGAAAGGAAGTCGAACGGCTGAATGATCGCGAGTGGATCCAAAAGCAGGGCTTTACACAGAACGAGTATCAGACGCAAGTGCTCGACCGCCGCGCCGCTGCGGAGGCGGAGCTCAAACAGCAGGAAGCGCTTTTGCACACGCAGACGAAGGAGGTCAAAACGCTTTCGGCTGCTTACGAAGAGACGACCGCCAACATCGACAGCATGACGGTAAAGCTCGACAAAGCAAAGGTCGCTGCCGGTGAGTTGATCGCTAATACGGAGCAGGAACGCAGGGAGCGCGAGGCGGAGAATTCCGTGCTTGCCAAAGCGGGCCAGTATGCCGCGCGTTTCAGAGATCAGGTCAAGAGTTTAGCGCGCTCTATGCTTGTATTCTCAGTCATCACGGCGGCGCTCATGGCGCTGCGCAAGCAGATCAAGGCGGCTATTGCGACCAGCGCAGAGGCATCCGACGCTTTTGCCCGCCTCAAAGGTGCGCTGCTGACGCTGGCCGCGCCTTTGATGGACGTACTCATTCCGGCGCTGACGTGGCTAATGAATCTGCTTGCGGCCATTGTGTCGGAGATCGTGACGATCATTTCGATTCTGAGCGGTAAGTCAAAGAAGAGCATGGAGGCATCGGGCAAAAACCTCTACAAAGAAGCTGCCGCCATTGACGCGACCGGCAAGGCGGCAAAGGAAGCGACAGACGCGCTCGCGGCGTTCGATGAGATCAACAAACTCAGCACGACAACGTCCGTTGGCGGCGGTGGCGGCGGAGCATCCGCCATTGCGCCGGACTTTGATTTTGACGAAGGCCCCATGATGGAAAAGCTCGACAAGGTGTTCCAGAAGATCAATGATATCTTTAAAACCATCCGCGCAGGGATTGAGATCGTCGTGGATGACCTAAAATGGAGCTTTGACAAGAAAGTTATCCCCAAGAGCAAGGCAACATGGCTGACCGTTTTAACGGCGCTGCTCGGTGCAACACTCGGCGCGGCGTTCGGCGGCATCACGGGCGGCGTCATCGGTTTATCCCTCGGTGTGCTGCTGGGGCTGTACCTTGTGGGCCTTGACCCCGAAACATGGAAAACGGAGATGGACGCAGAGGATGCGTGGATCGTGGTCATCACGGCTTTGCTCGGTGCGCTGCTCGGCAGTGTGTTTCTTGGCATCACCGGCGGCGTGGCCGGTTTCAGCCTGGGTGCGATTCTCGGCCTCTATCTCACCGGCTTTGCAGAGGGGGACGAGGAACACGGCGGCAAATCACAGCTTCTTTCTGAGTTGATTGTCGTGCTGTGCGCGCTGCTTGGTGCAGTCATCGGCTCTATCGTGACGCCGGGCGTCGGTACAGTCGTCGGCATGGGATTAGGCCTGATTCTTGGACTGAGCATTTACAGCGTCCGCAAAGACCCGAAGAAGGGCACGCAGCGGCTTGTCAGCATCGGGCGCAGCGTACTTCTTGGACTGCTGGCCGGTGTTCTTGGCGTTGGCCTTGCAGCGCTGGGAATCGTCAGCGCCGGTACTGCATTTATTATCTCGGCGGCGATCGGCCTTGCGCTGAAATTCTTCGTCGACAGTGTGGACGATTCCAAAGTCAGAAAGGCAACGTCCGGCTTTACCGGCACGCGCGTATCAACAAAGGCCCCAACGCGCCGCCGTCGGGTGGCGGCGCAGAGCTTAGACGGCAATGCGCCTGTGTACAACGATATCCCGCAGCTCGCACATGGCGCGGTCATCCCACCGAACAAAGAATTTCTTGCTGTACTGGGCGACCAGAAGAGCGGAACGAACATCGAAACGCCGCTTGCAACGATGGTTGACGCATTTAAGCAGGCTATGGCGGAATCGGGTGGCGGTGCAACTACGGTCGTTATCCAGCTCGACGGTAAGGAGATTGCACGTAGCACCGTAAAGAACATCAACAACATGACGCGCGCAGCCGGTAAGCCCGTGCTGCTGTACTAACAGGAAAGGAGACTGCAAATGTTTATCTTCGGCTATGATATCGTGCTCGACCGTCTGGAACGAGTGATCCACCAGCTTGTGGAGCTGCAGACGGCGGAATAACAGGAAATTGAGGCAGTAGATGAGAACAAAAAGCAATTCTGAACACCCGCTTTGCGAGCTTAGTAAAGAAGAGATCGCGGAACTTTTTGCGAACCTCGAGCCTATTGAACTTCCGGATGGGCCGCTCACAAACGAGGGAGAACCGTGCGTAATCACAACTTGCACATTGACAGTAGAAGAACTTGGACTCAAGAACCATGCAAAGCGAGGAAAGGTTTGCTCAGAGTAAAGAAGAGGACTGCACCGTTTTGTGCAGTCCTCTTTAATTATGTTAGTGCCTTAACAAATTCAAGCATCTCGGTTACATCTTTGTCGGGAAGCATCATAACTTTTCGGATAATCTCTTCTTTCAACTCCTGCAAATCTAATTGCTCAGTTGTGTGTACCTGCTCGCTCATCTGTTTTCACCTTCTTTCCGAAAAGCTCACGTTCGCGCTCGACGGTCATGGTAGCGCCTATGAGCAGCACCTTTCCGACCGGCGTTTGCACGGCCGGATAGAATCTATCGTTATCGTTCATAGTGTGACCTCCATGCTTTGCATCAGCTCTTTGACGGATACGCCGGACAGATCGGCGACGAAGGAAAAGTGCGTCCCATGCTGACGGTACACGGCCCCGCAGGTCGGGCAAATATGCACCGTGGCGGCGTTCATAAGCGGTGTATTACAGCGGGCGCAGTATAGAAGATTCATGCGCTTGCCCCCTTACCTGTCAGAAGTTTAATTGCATCTGCATCGTCGAGATCATAAGTTGCGGATCGCATTTCTTTCTGGGCGTGTTCCCTTGCTTTTTCGGCGTCTGCCGTCAGTTGAGCGCGTTTCGCTGTTTCTAAAAAGCACTGCACGCCCGGTGCGTCATAGTGCCCGAGCATCAAGTGATAGTCGCGGATGGCGTTTGCCATTCTATCGTAGACAGAATACAGGATGCGACCAATGAATTCTAAGTCTCTCGATTCGATATTTTTTCGCTCCCTATCAGAAAAATACTGCTCCCAAATATCATAGATCAAGTCTGATCCGTTTTCGAAAGCGGTAAACATGTCGAGCGTTGCATTGTCGACAGTTAGGCGCTCATGTGCGGTAAGCTCAGATAAATAACTCATATTTCCTCCTTGTTTTCTTGGCGGGAGGTCGGTATAATACCGATACCGGCCTCCCTGTGGTGGTTGGTGGTGGCTCCGTGTCTTGCTTTGGTCGGCTGGGACATGGAGCCTTTCTCATGCGATGCTATCTTGATTTTCCGTAGCAGCGGAATGAGAATCAAGCGAT